CTCCAGCGCATCGCCTTCACCTCGTAAGTTTTCGGGGGAGTTTAAAATCCCCCAAAGCGACAATGCGAAGCCCTCTCCCCGCGCCACGGGGGGAGGGTTTCTTATTTTGACAATGGGCTAAACCCATGTCGGGAATCACGGACGAATGGGCTTCAGACGCCTCGGAAATCCTTTCCGAGATTCCCAAGGCTGTGACCGTTAAAAACGTCCCAGGCGGGACGCCAGTAGCCTTAAACGCATTGATGTCGCAGCCGGCCATCATGCAGGACTTGGAAACGGGGGGCTTTATGAACCAGACCTCGTTCGACATGAAGTTCCTGCGGACGGACGCCGCCGCCAACCCGGGTCTGATTGCCTTCGGGAACGTGGTGGCCTACGGGGGTCAGGAGTTCCGCATTATGACCGTTACGGATCGCACCCCGTCGGCCTGGGTCATCGTCAAAGTCCAGACCAAGGTTCAGTAATGGCCTATGTGGTCACAGTCGCCAAGGACATCAAGGTCGACTATACCCAGTTCGCCAAGCACCTAGCTCTGTATGCAATGGTAATGCGTAGGAGCATCGCCGATGTCGTGAAGCAGCAGGCTGGCCTGTTCGCCAAGGATATGTGCGACTTCACCCCCCCGTTCTCGGGTGCCAAGCCTTCAATCACGAAAGGCGGTGACGGCGGTTTCGGAAGCAAGGCCAAAAAGAAAGGGGACAATGCCGTAGACCGTGACGTCCGAAAGATTTTCGCGCCGTTGTTCATGGCACCCGCTGCCGGCGTCGCAGCACAGAACAATATCGGTGTGTTTTCCGCATGGGCAAGTGCCAAGATGAAACGTCCAGTCTTCGCAGACGTAGGTTATGTCTTTGCGATGATTAAGGATCGTGGCGGTATTATTGGACAATCCGAGTTCGATTACTTTAAGCGTATTCAAGGAAATAACAGGTACAGCAATGCTCGTTTTATCCTTGGAACGACAGAGGCTCAAATCAAGTCTATCCACGAACAGCGGCGAGGAAGTCCGTCTTACAAGGTCTACGAAACCTCTAAAAAAGACAGGTACTATGTCGACGATTGGAAGGTCGTAGAATCCTACATCAAGCGCGTTCAGTATCGTGTAGGTAGGCTCAAATCCGGCTGGTATTACGCAGGGAAGAAACTACGTCCTATGCCTACTTCCGCTTGGATTAGCAAGCAGGGTTCAGATACCTCAATCTTTCAGCCAAGGCTTACTGGCCCTGACCCGATCATCAAACTCGGCTCGACCGTAGGCCGCAACTACAGCCAAGGCTACCACTTCATGCGGATGGCCATGAACCACCGGGCGTTCGCCATGCGTGTGGCCATGCTCAAACATTTGCAAGCCCCGCGCAATCACGGTAAACTAGCCGACGTAATCAGCCGGCTCCAAAACGGGTTCAACCTATCCCTTACCAATACACCATAATGTCGAACCCTCCCTTCTTCAGCTTCCGTACCGTCCTTGAGAACAGGGTGGCCGGCTACCTTGAACCGCTGTTCCCAGGCGTCGCCGTCCACAAGGGCGTGACCGACGAAATCCGGGTCATCCCGATCATCATCGCCCACGCCGAGTCCAGCAGCAACATTGAAGACCTCGGCTCCCAGACCCTCGGCAACTACAAGGCCACCCTGAAACTCTACGTCTACTCGTCCGCTGACGACGAGACGCTGGAAACGCACCGCGCCCGGGTCGTCGAGGTCATCGGTGCCATGCGCGACGTGCCGGCCCTGAAAGCCCTCTGGAACCCCTCCACGGACGGCCAGTTGTACGACCTTTGGATTGAGAATGACGAGGAAGGAATGAGCCAGCGTCGCTACGGCAACGTACTGGAATTCACCGTCTGGGGCGTCATGCCCCCGTCCCCTTGACACTTGGCTAAACCCATACGACTATGGCAATCGATTACGGCGTAGCACACTTTTACGGACTCTATGGCACGGTCACCTATGCGACCCTCCAGTCCGACTCCCTGTCCCAGAGCTTCAAGATCGACGTCGAAGTCATGGACGAAGAAGGGCGCGTCATCACCGACCGCCTGGACGACCTTTATCAGGAAATCACCCTTGAGGGCGTCCTGAAAACCGGCGAAACCCCGGAAATCGGCACCCAGTTCACCTACCTCGGCATCCAATGGATTCTGAAGTCCCTTGAGGACAAGGGTACGAACAAGGACTTCCGCAAGGTCACCATCAAGGGCGTCAAGTACTCGCAGATCGCCTAATAGGGCGGCATCCACGATGGATGCTCGATACCTACAGGCTACGACCGTCCTGCCCCACCAGAACAAGGTGTGCGGCAGGACGCTTCGTCCTTTCTGCCTTCGGCATCGTGTCGCGCTGGAGGCCATCCAGTCTCCGTTCCTCGACCCTGAGAAATACGAGTTCAATCCCGTGCAGGTCGTCATGGCGGCGCGGATTCTGTCGACCTACGACAAGGAGGAGATGGCCCTTCCCTTGTCCTACATAGAAAAGTTGTACGTCGCCCGGATGGCGATGAGCAAGAAGTACTATTCGCGCTGCATCGGCACGATCCTCGGTTGCATCAAAATCTCCCTGTCCTACCCCAAGTTCTGGAAGAAGGACGAAAAGGAAGGCGTGAAGAAGTACGACCCCATCCCATTCCCGCTCCAATGCGTGGCCAATCTCTGCCGGAACGGCGTCAGCCTAGAGGAAGCCTGGACGATGCCGGAAGGCGAGGCCGTTTGGATGTCCGTCGCCAGTGCGATCTACAACGGGGCCAAGCTGGAAATCCTTTCTACCGAGGAGGAGAAAGATTTAGAGAATTTCGACGCCCGTATTGAAGCCTATAAAAAGGCGAACAACCTATCTTAAAGACGATGGCCGACCTATCTGTAACAATCGGACTAGACCAGAGCGAACTGGAGAAGGGACTCGCCAACGCCGGCAAGTCGCTCGGCAAGTTGTCTGGTGCCGTCCAGGCTGGACAGAATCCGTTTCAAGCGACCGCCAATCAACTAGGTACTTCGCAGGGAATTGGCAGTTTTTTGGGCGGCCCTATCGGCGGTGTAATTGGTGCGTTCTTCGACGCCTTCGGTGCCATGCTTTCTGCCGCTCTGGCGAAAGTTAAAGAAATTGCGGACTACGCAAAGTCTATTCGCATCGCTTCAATTACCAGCGGACTTTCCATCGATCAGGTTCGTTCTCTTGAGGCTCTGGGTCAGACCTTTGGTGTCAGCCTTCAGACGATGGTAAGTTCGACGACCGAGTTCACGCGCCGAATGGGCGAGGCTCGCATCAAAGGCGGCGAGCTGACGAACATCCTCGCCAAGATGGGCATCGGCATGGACGAGGTTGCCAACGGAACGTTCAATCACCAGAAGGCCATGATGGCCTTGGCTGACGCATATGCCGCCGGCACGGACGAAGCCACACTTCTTTACTACGGCACAAAGATGTTCGGCGACTCGTTCAAGGATTTGCTCCCGATCATCAAGGCCGGCTCTAAGGCCGTCGAAGACGCTGCTTCGACCTATGTCGAAGGTGAGTCCAAGACGACCGCCGCCGCCGCTAGACTGGGCGTTGATTTGGACAACATCGGACGTTCAATCAAAAATATAGCCATCAATCTTGTCGGTGCTATCGTATTGATTGGAGAAGCCCTTCAAACTGCTTATAGGATGACGAATCCGATAAACCTGATAAAAAAATTAAACCCTTTTGAGTCGCTCGACAGCAAGGTTGCCCGGGAAATCGAAAACGCTCCGAAGTACATGACGAACAAGGAAATCACCGAATGGGTCGTCGGACAATTGCCTTTCGCAAACGAGAAAGAAGTCAGGGAAGCCGTGGAGAAAGCCCTCAAGGGTCAGGGCAAGAAACTTTCCCCATTCGGCATGGCCGAAGCCGGTGCGGCTTCCCAGATGCAGCAGATGGGCGGCGGCGACATCTTCGGAGCCGTGGCCTTTACTCCCCTTGAACGGATCGCCACGGCGACCGAGGCCACCGCCGAACACACCAGGCCTAAGGACGCTCCTGCCGTTCGCACCCCTGACGAACTTTCACGATAATGGCCTCCCCCACACGCATCGGATTTGGCAATAACCTGATCAACCCTGTCGCCCAGCCCGGGTGGCAGGTGGAGGCCGATGGATTCGGCCTTATCCAGGCTCAGGTGAAGTTTAAGTGGACGAACAGCCAGATGAACAACTTCACCACGACGTTTGCCAAAGGTACGACCTTTTCCAGCCTCGTTGGTGTCATCGCCCCCTCCAGCCTTGCCCAGCTCAAGGTGTGGAAAGCCAACTATGTTTACGAAAAGGCCGACGTCCTGACGGTCACCGCCGACTTCTGCGGCATCGATCCGAACATTAACAGCGGTACGCGCACGAACCCTCAGATGGTGATGACGGGGTCGGCTGCTTCCGAACCTATCGAGCATCACCCGAACTTCCTTCTGGTGAATTGCACTTCCGGCGGCCTGGTCAACAAGCTCGCAGGATTCCCCACAGGCACCGGCTGGGACCCTGATCCCGTTACCAATCCTAACCGCGCCCTTTGGCGTCCCGCTGTCGCTCAGGGAGGTGCCGTGCAAGGCTTCCAGTTCGTCGGCTTCCTGCCCAACCAGAACGCCGAGGAAACCGTATCCAAGGTCAACATCAAGGCCGGCATCAAGAACTACTACAAGCCGTCCAACACGATGCGCGTCCTGTTCTATGTCAGCGACCTAGAGACAGCCCTGACCTATGCTTCCTATGTCGGATGGGTCACCGACGGCACCAACTGGAACATCCCCGCCCCGTATCGCCAGTTGGCTACGGGCGGTTACGCAGGCTCGTTCGTGTGGAACGAACGTTGGTCTTCGCAGATCAACAAGTCGTTCCTCATCACCAACGGTTCCGTGGAAGAATTCGGCGGCATCTACAAGGTCACCGCCGACCTCATGCTCTCCGGCATCTCCGGCTGGGACAAGGACATCTATCCCAACACTCAGGCAAGCTGATGCGTTCCCTGACTGGATTCAATAGCAACGCACTTCAGGGTGCCTTTGGAAAAGGTCAGCCCATCTCTGCAACCGCGCTGAACAAACTCGGCACGGCTGCGGATTTAGCACAGACCGTGATGTCCAACGACTTCACGTTCTTCGCCGGCAACAGCGGCACGGGCTACGGACTTCCGCAAGATGTCATCAACGCTTCAACGCTGAATCCGCTAGACCCCGTCATCAGCGGAGACAAGGTCACAATCACGCCAGGCACGGTCAATCGGTATATCCCGAAGATTGGAACGGTTTACATCGACGCCACGCCACCCCCGCAGATCACCGTCAACGACAACGGATACATCTTGGTCAAGGTGACCTATGAGGTGAACAAATACTTCCCGCGCACCGCCGAAATCGTCTTTATGGCCGTATCGTCTCCTCCTGCGGACACGAACACGGAAAGTTACTATCCTTTGGCAACGGTCACCAAGACAACGGTGTCGGGAACTGATTACTATTCCCTTAGCATCTTTGGCAATAACAGCAATCTAGTCGTGAACCGACTAAAGGCCGGCGCGAACATCGCCACTTGGTGGTGGGACGTCGTAAGATAAATGGCCGACGCATGGAATCCATCGACGGACTATTCGCCCGGGGAACTGGTTGCCTATAACGGCCAGACCTATCGTCGTTCTCAGTACCCCCCCACCCCTACGTCCGGCACCGCGCCGAACGTAGAGATGAGCGTCGACGATGAAGGCAATTCCATCAGGACTTGGACTCTGGAAGTCGACTACTTCTTTTATTCCCCGACGTTCGATACCCAGTATTTCAGACTGATCGAACCGACCGTAGACCCTGCTACGGGACAGGACGATTTTTCATACTCTGGCCCTCAATTTCTGAAGACCAATGCCTACGGTTTCATCAGCAATTACCTAGGGTACTCCTACGGAAACACGGTCGAAGAGGATCAGCTCAAGAACAACCCTCCCCCTCAACCTGATTCGCCCGTATGTCCTGCGGATAGTTGCGGCGTAGCCATGCGACAGTTCGGCCCCGGACCTATCAGTTGCCTGGCAGAAAGAGTTGTAGACCCAGAAAACCCCAAGCACTACTATGTCTACGTCACTTTCAACCACCCCCTGTACTTCAGGCGTACCATTACGGTCACGACGGTGATCCGGCAGGTGACGTCGGTATTTGACCCACCTTCTGGAGAAATAACCTACATTATCGACACGGTTCAGTTCCTGCCCAGCGATACCAATTTCTGCATCCCGACCGACGGCAGTTATTTCACCCCCTCCAACGCCGCCTTCGATATCACCGTCCCGCCCGATGTGTTTAATGAAGATGGCTCGACCGTTTATACGTTGGAGCGTGTTTTTGTCAGCGAAGTGACCCCAAACGACTGATTTAGTGGGTATTGACATACGGCTAAACCCAAACGGCAAACCATGTCTTGCACCAATCATCAGTTCAAGCAGGGGGTAACCTTTAACGGTGCCGGAACCTACACGACCGAGCCTGGCTGGCCTGCCGACCTGACTGGGGTGACCATCGTCACCGCGCTGCGCGACGCCCGGAACAAGCTCCACTACCTCGACGTGGCCATCACCAGCCCCACGACCTTCACCGTTTCGTCAAACCAGACGCAGGAATGGCACCCCGGCACGGCCTACTGGGACATCCAGTTCTACCAGAATACCACCGAGGTCTTCTATTCGGCCACCGTCCGCTTGGAGATTCTGCCCAACGTCACCCCTAACAAAGTCTCCAACTGATGTCCTTCACGATTAGCATCAACGACCAAGCCGCCTTTGAAGTCCTGTTCGCCGGCCCCGCTGGCCCGACTGGCCCCCAAGGTCCGCAGGGTCCGCAAGGCACCCCGGGCGTCGGCGTCCCCACGGGTGGCACGGCTGGTCAGTTCCTCGCCAAGGTCGACGGCACGAATTACAACACTGCCTGGACGACCCTAAACCTTGAAGGCTACGCCACCGAGTCTTGGGTGACGGCTGGCTTTTACCCCCTCACGGGTAACCCCAGTGGCTTCCTCACCTCCTCCGCGCTGACGCCCTACCTGACCATCAGCTCGGCGGCGGCTACCTACCAGACCCTGTCGGGTATGTCCGACTACCTGAGCAAGGCTGGCAACCTCTCTGGTCTTACCAACCTTGCCACGGCGCGGGACAACCTGAACCTCGGCACGGCTAACACGCCCGTCTTTGCTGGCCTTACGGCTCAGGGTTCGGGAGCCAACTTGGCCAACCTTACGCCGACGTCGCTTTCGATCACGAACGCCACCTCCGGCTCGTTTACGATTCAGCCGTCGGTCGGCATCACCTTCCCCGACGCCAGCATCCAGACCACGGCGTTTTCGACCAGCCTGCTTACGCCCTACGCGCTGATCAACTCGCAGGTCTTCACGGGTACGCCGAGCCTGCCGACCGGCACGATTGGCGTGACTCAGGTTACCGGCACGTCGACGACCAGCCTCGCCACGACCGCCTTCGTCCAGCAGGAACTCGCCGCCGGCACCGCCGTGGCGAAGAACTTAGAAGTCCTTGTCCGCAATCAGTCCGGCTCGACCATCGCCGCCGGCTCCATCGTCTACATCTCGGGAGCGACGGGCAACCTGCCGCTTATCACGCTCGCCCAGGCGAACAACGATCAGAACTCTGCCCAGACGATGGGCTTCGTCAAGTCGGACATCACCAACAACGGCACGGGCTACGTCATCGTGCGCGGGACGCTGGAGAACATCAACACGTCTGCGGTCGCCGAAGGCGTCCAACTTTACCTTTCCCCGACGACCCCCGGAGCCTGGACGACCACTAAGCCCGTGGCTCCGCAGCACATGGTCTACGTCGGCATCGTCATCCGTTCTCACCCGAACCTCGGCACGATTCTGGTGGCCGTACAGAATGGTCTGGAACTGGACGAATTGCACGACGTCCTCATCACGACCCCGTCGACGGGTCAGGTGCTTACCTACGACGCCGTCTCTGGCCTTTGGAAGAACCAGGCCGCTGCCGGCGGTGCGGTCTGGGGCGGGATCACCGGGACTCTCAGCTCGCAGACCGATCTCCAGTCCGCACTCAACGCCAAGGCTAACATCGCCGGGGCTACCTTCACGGGCAAGGTCAACATGACCCCCGTAGCCGGCGTCGCCGGCATGAATGTAGGCATCGGCGGTACGAGCGCGGCTTCGACCACGGCTGGCGACCTTTGGATTTCGACGGGCGGTGCCAACCTTAACTTCCGTGACGGCACGGGAGCATGGCGTATTCTGGTCAACACCAGCAACACGAACACCTTCTCGGCTTCGCAGATCATCGACACGACGTCGTCGACCGCTGCCCTGCGCGTGACGCAGAAGGGTACGGGCAACGCCATCGAGGTCGAGGACAGCACGACCCCAGACGTCACCCGTTTCACCGTCGACCAGTTCGGCAAGGTCGGCGTGGGCGTCGCCCCGGATGCGACCGCCGCGCTGAAGGTGGACACGAACGGCATCATGTTCGGCGACGGCACGACCCAGACGACCTCCGCAGCTCCGTTTACTGGTGGAGCAGTCACTAGTGCGATTACGGCGAATAGCGGCTCTAACGATAGTTACTTCTTCCACGATAAGATTGAAACGTACGTTGGCTCCTTCCGTGTCGTAATGTCTACTGACGTCAGTTATCCAGGTTTCGCAATTTATACGGGGTCTTCTGTTGCTCCTTCTATTTTTATCAATGCTGGTGGAATTCAGTTCCCAGACTCTTCCTATCAGACCACCGCCTATATCGACGCCCCTTCCGACGGAAACTACTACGTCCGAAAGGATGGAGCATGGGTTCAATGCACGGTAGTGAGCATCTATAATAGCACCGACGATACCTCGTACAACTGTCTCACCGTATGATCATCGCAATCCTCTCCTTCCTCGCCGGCCTGGTCACGGGCGTCCTCGTCATGCGTAAGCATGGAGCCAAGGCGTCCGAGCTGGAAGCCAAGGGCAAGGCCGCTCTCGACGCCCTCAAGGGTCGATAAGACCATGCGGACGCTTCTGGTCATCGCCTTGGCGGCTCTGGCTGGTTGCAAGTCATCCACCGACGCACCCCTGCCCAAGCAGCCGGACGCGCCGACGTCGCAGAACAACATCCTCAAACTTGAGGACGGCATGGACACTAGGTCGCACAAGGTCGCCGCCTCCGTGGCCATCGTGAAGGAGAACGCCGGCAAACCCGAGGTCGTCAAGGCCGAGTCCGACGTCGCCCTGTCCTTCCTGCCGAAGCCCAGCGAAGCCGAACTCGCCCTCGCCCGTCAGCGAGCCGCCAAGGCCGACCAGACCGACTACGCCGAAGCCGCCAAGTTCGGCAGCAAAGTCCTCGCGCAGATCACCGAAGCCCGGACGAAGATGGAAGCCGACCAGAAGGAAGCCAAGCGAGTCTCCGACCTGAAGGATGCCCGTATCAAGGAACTCCAGGCCGAAGTCGAACGGGTCAAGAAGGACTCCGCTTCCCAGACGTGGACGCTCGTCGGTGCCGGCCTCGCCGTGATCGGTGCGTTGACCACCGCCTTCATGGGACCGAAGATCGGCGTCCCCCTGCTGCTCTGCGGGGCGTTCTGCGGCTCGGTGCCGTTCATAATCGACAGTCCGTATTTTGAGTACATTGCCGGCGGCACCCTCCTCGCCGTCGCCGGCCTCGGACTCTGGTGGCTCGCCGACAAGGTGCGCGACTCCGTCCACTCCAACGACAATGACCAAACGCCGCCAAAAGAGTAAGGTCAAGTGGGTCAAACTCGGTCGCCAGCGAGCCTGGGGTCAAGCTACCATTGGCGAAGGGCTTATCGAGATTGACCCCCGCCTCGGTGCCAAGCGGCAGTTGGAAGTCCTCTGCCATGAGCAGATTCACCTGACATTCCCCGAACTGTCGGAATCCCAAGTCGACCGCGCCGGCAAAGACCTCGCCGCCGTCCTCTGGGATCAGGACTACCGCCGTGTCCTGCTCGCCCCCAACGCCAAGCCCCCCCGCATTTCGTGAGTGCTGCCCTTCCCCCTCCCACCCCTGACGACATCCCGGTCAGCCTGCGCGACGTGGGCATCGGTGTCCTCATCGGCTCGGCTTCTTGGTTGATTCGCTACTTCTGCTCTACCGAGAAGCATAGCCTAGGCTACATCGCCAGGCGTACCGCCACGGCTGGCCTGACCTCCCTGCTCGTCGGGATGGCCACCCAGTCCTATTTCAGCAATATCGCCCTCGGGTATGCCGCCGCCGGCATGGCGGGGTACGCCAGCCCCGAATTGGTCGACTACGCCCTTTCTAAGCTTCGGAAGGGTAAGTAGTCGCCCTTTACCCTGAAAAGCCTGCCACGGGGCGGCTAGGGGGTCTTCTTGGGGTAGGGGAGGACTGGGTACTTCAGCTTCTTCATCAATTCCTTCTTTCGGGTCTTGGAACAGTTGAAGTAGATGTACCGATACTTCATGCTGCTGAAGTATTCCTCGACCATGTCTTCGCCGAACTGCTCGATGATCTCCTGCTTGGCCATGCGTTCCCGCCGGCGGTAGACCGTACCTCCAGCGTTGTCAGAGGCGTTCTTCGGTCTGAAGTACTTCATCTTGGGGCTGACCCCGGTGTAAATCCAGTTCGTCGCCTGGTAGATGTATCCCACATGACCCTGCTCGGAATCGGCAAAGGACACGATGATTTCAAACGGGCATTGTCGAAGGGCTTGGCCGACAAAGAAGCTTTCCGTGTTCTTGGGCATCGAATCCTCGACCCATAGGCGGTTGAACTCCACGACGTTCTTGCTCTCGTCGTCGCCGCAGATGCCGTTGCAAAGGGTGTAGGAAGACGGCTTGCCGAAGACGATCACGCCGACCAGCCGGCCTTGCTGGAAGAAGTCGTCGTTGGTCTTCTCGTCCGTGAACAGGCCGAACGCCGCCGAGCAGGAACATTCCCTGTGCAGGTAATGATTCTTCACGATGGTATCCATCGCCAACCGATAATCGATGGGACGGACGTGCAGGGTGGACACGATGCTCATGCGTCGTATTTGGTGCCTTGGTAGTACAACGCCGCCCCCACCTTGCGGGGTTCGATGATGCCGTTCGTCACCATGGCCTTGATAAGGGACTCGGCCTGGTCGCGCTGGAGTTTGTGATCTGACACCAGTTCCTCCAGCAAAGCCCCCCGGCTGATGCGGGGCTTGGACTCAAAGTGACGATACTGCTGGCCGACCTTGAGCAACTCGAAACCGCCGGCCAAGGGGGCGACCTCCCAGAACACCCGGTCGTCCGAGTGCTTCAGTTTCAGGACAAGGGTAGGCTTGCCGTCGGGCGTCCGCATCCCTGCTTCCTTGCCGCGCTTCGACAGGTTGAACGAGAACACCGGCAAGTCCTTCGACTCCCGACGGATGTTCAGGACGGCG